GGGTATTTATATAAGGAATGAGGGTGATCTTAATGCATCTATAACACGGGGTGGTGAGGCATATTTTAGATCGAGTGTAAGTTCGGGTGGTCCTATAACAGGGACAGGTGACGGATCCTTCGGGGGGACTTTAAAGGTTGCTGGTGGCACGGAACTCAATAGCTCATTTATTATAAAGGAGGGTACTACCACAAAAGCATCTATAAGTTTGGGTGGTAACGCATCCTTCGGGGGGACTTTAAAGGTTCTTGAGGGCACGGAACTCAATAACTCATTTATTATAAAGAAGAATACTACCACAAAAGCATCTATAAGTTCGGATGGTAACGCATCCTTCGGGGGGACTTTAAAGGTTCTTGAGGGCACGGAACTCAATAACTCATTTATTATAAAGAATGGTAGTAACACAAAAGCATCTATAAGTTCGGATGGTAACGGATCCTTCGGGGGGACTTTACAGGTTGCTAATACGACAACCCTTGGTAGTTTTCTATCTGGTACGTCTGGGTCTTTCAGTAGTGAACTAAGGGCATCCGATTTCATCATCCCTTCGGATAGACGTTTTAAGACGGATATCACCCACATTCCGAACGCACTCGAAAAGGTTAAACAGATCTCAGGGTGTATCTACATGATAAATGATAAACCTTCGGTCGGTGTTATCGCACAGGAAGTTTTAAAGATTCTCCCAGAAACCGTACATACAGGGGATGATGGCTATTATGCCGTCTCTTATCATGGTCTCATTGGTCTCTTGATTGAGGCAGTCAAGGAACTTTCCGAAAAGGTTAAGTAAACATTTCTTTTTTCCCGCGAATATTACATACTCGTGGCAAAAACGAATTACAATTATTCCAACGTATCCATCAATGCGAGTGTCAATACACCCACGATGAAAAACATAACGACATAGTTACACTCTGTATCTTCCACAGTCCCTGGTTTCGTCTGGGGCACCACGACCTTCCTTGGTCTGGGTGGGGGAGCGACAGGCTCCTCCTCGATTGGACAGTAGCCTATCATTTATATTATACCTAAAGATTAATTTCAGTCTTCTTCTTCCTTCTCTTACGACCAGAGCTTCCAGCGACATTCACCTCCTTCACTTCACCACCCGTGGATTCTCCTGAGATCGAAATGATGTCCGAAACATTGTCATCATCGGCCATCATGGGTGGATCTTCCCTGACAGACTCCAGGGGTTTCGTGTTCATGGGTGGGGGAGGTGGCATCATGATACCACCCATCAGACTGGAAATGTCCACACCCGGCCCCTTCATCTCGTAGGGGCCATCACCAGAATCCTGTGTGGGCTGCTGGGCCTGGGACGCTGTGTTCTGGACCGCGGACATCATGTTCTTGACCAGGTCGGGGTTCTGCTTCAAGACGTCGTTCATGTTGGGAATGGCAGCCTTAAACATGCTGTTCGTCAAGTGGAACATCATCGCGGAACCACCCAACATCATGATCAACTTCACCTCGGGGGCGACGTTCACCTTGTTCCTGTACTTCACGTAGAGTTCTTCAAAGACGGTATCGTAATCCTCAACCGACTCCATCACGGATTCTGACCAACCTTCGAGCTGAATCTCGAAGGGATTGTAGCGTTTATTGAGAAACTCTAGACCCGTCACACAAGCTACCAACATACGACGCGAAAACCGCACCGACTGATCTACTTCGATACCATACGTGATACGTTTCACCTCTGTGCGAATTTCATCGACACTAGAGTACATGTTTAGACGCTTGTTGGTGTTGACACCCTTCTTCTCCAGGCGTGCCAACTTGTTCAGAAGATCAGCCTTTTCCTCGTCGATCGAGTTGTAGCCCTTCGAAGGTTCTTCTTCTTGTGTGAATGTTTCACCAACCTCTTCCTCCTGGAAGTCATCATATTCACCATAGTCAATTTCTTCAGCGGGGGGTCTAACAGGAGCCGACTGTTTGTTTGGATTCGCGAAGGCGTCAATCTCTTCCTGGTGCTGAACAGGGGGAGGCCTTGACGCATGCATGGGTCGTGGTCTGGGTTTTGGTCGCGAAGGAGGAGCGATGTGGATCTCATCCATCAACGCCTGCTCATTCTCGTCGAGTTTAAGAATCTCAGCATCACCTCGTTCGAGGATAATCTCTTCGTCCATCTACTCTCTATGATGAAACTAAACCAGTATCTTTAACGCACTTGATTAAAAAATGTTACATACTAGTAAATGAAGTTCAACCGCAACACTATCCTGGTCATCCTCAGCCTCGTCGCCATCGGATTCCTGATCCGTCGTACCGCACTCAGCTGCTACCAGCCCAGGTCGATCGAGATTAAGCCCATCAATGAAGATTCTCTCTTCGACCTCGAGCACAAGCTCGAATGTGCCCCTGGTCACACCAAGGATGGGAGCACGTACACCAAGTCCCTGACACCCGGTGGTCTCTGCAAGTCCGAACAACTCGTTCGTGACCAGGCCAACTATGCCATCGTAGGCGGAATCGGTGGATCTTTAATCTAAGCGTATTGTAAATGACTACGGTCACGGCTGTACGCCCAGATGTTCCCGACTTCGACTACGAGTACCACACCATTACTGTCGATACGATCGGTCAGTCGAGTGCTAACACGTTCACGGCGTACCTCAACACACCACTTCGGAACGTCGTTCAGGCCCGACTGTTGGGTGCTCGGATTAACACGGTGTACACCACCGAACATTGTTATGTTTCGATCCAAGAACTCGACAGTAATTTTGCTGACAGGGCAGCCAAGGATCCACCTCTTTCCGCGTCTTCGCAACCAGGACTTTCTATCCTACGAAACTCCTTCGCCAGTATCGTGAGTGGTTCTTCGGCCACTTCGGGTGATCAAGTACTTTCCTTCAAGGATGACTATCTCGTCGCTCAACAATATTTGTACCCCCTCCCAACTCTCGATCGCCTCACGTTCCGTATCCTCGATGAGGATGGGAACACGATCACCAACCCCGGTTCCGCAGGTAATAACTTTTTTGTCATTCGCTTCGTATGCAAAAAGTCGAACTTAAAATAACCTTTCCTTATTGTAACTATGTCATCCGGTATAGTGAAGCTCATCGCCATCGGTGCTCAAGATGAACATATCATGGGAAAGCCTGAAATATCTTTTTTCAGTTCGACGTTTAAAAGACACTCCAACTTTTCACAGACCGTCGAAAAACAAACGATACAGGGTGCTGTGAATGGTAATTCCATGTCAACCATCCGCTTCGAGAAGACTGGTGATCTTCTCGGCTACACCTATTTCACCATTGATGATAACAACGCGTCTCTCGATCACCCAGATTGGACGAAGCTCATCGACTATGTCGAACTCTTGATCGGTGGACAGGTTATTGATACACAGGATTCCATCTTTACCGAAAAGATTGCCATCGACACCTTCGCCAACAACGTTTCGAAGAGTTCCAATGGGACGCACCCAGGTATCAGTGCCCGATCCTATTTTTACCCTCTTCGATTCTTCTTCTGTGAAAGTCCTCAGAATGCGTTACCACTGGTGGCGTTGAATTACCACAACGTCGAAATTCGTATTCATTGGGGTCCGGAAGCGGCCAATTATCAATGGTCAGCCTACAGTAACTATTACTATCTCGACAATGAAGAGCGAGGTGCTTTCGCCACACGTGATCACGACATGCTCATCTTCCAGGTACAGAAGAATATTCCGAGCAACGAAACGATACAGGACCTTCATTTCAATCATCCAGTCAAATACATTGCGAGTTCCAACACGAGCAACTATAGTGCGTTGACAGCCTATGACAACAAGGTCAAGGTGACCATCAACGGTGTCGACATCGATGGCTTCAAGTGGGCCCGTCCACACTTTATCGAAGTGATGAACTATTACCACACAAACTTTGTCACGTCTCCCGACTTTTTCTTATTCTGTTTCTGTCTTACGACAAGCTTGATGCAGCCGACGGGTACGTTAAATTTCAGTCGTCTCGACAGTGCTAAGATCTTCAGTGATCGTTTACCCATCAAGGATCCAGTGTACGCCGTCAACTATAACATATTGAAAATCTCCAACGGTGTCGCCGGTCTCCTCTATGCCAATTAAAATACCATGCTATAGTAAATGGTGAAGAACTTGAACACTATTGATCGGGGGACCAAGATCAGGTTGGGTCGCTGGCACAATGATGACCAGGCCGACAACACGATCGTGATCAATGCGTCGGATACACCAATCAATGCGAGTAACGCGAATGCTCTCTACATGAAACCTATTCGGTCGGATCCATCCAATAACACGATCATGACAGGTTTCGATCCAAACACGTATGAAATTTTAGATACTGGTCTTAGACGCGACGACATTGCCCCTAGAGAAGTGGATTACTATGCAAACATCGGTAATACCTTCACGAGTACCATCAAGTTTGAAGGTGATACATCACTCACAACGGAAGGTGTTGTTGGTATAGGCAACGTTCAACCGATTCACACATTGGACGTCGGAACAAAGTTTTACGTTGATGAGAATGGTGCCAACGTTCTCACTGTTTTGGGAGATACGTACGTACAAGATGATGTCGTCATAGGTGGCAACCTTGACGTGAGGGGTACACTGACATCCGTCAATACTGAAAATACGACAATCAAGGATGCCATCATAGAATTAGGAAAGGGGAACACGTCGTCGGATATCGGCATCATCATGGATCGTCCCGATACGAATGTTGTCATGGGGTATCGCGACACTGTCGACGAGTTTGTCATCGCACACACGACGAGTAGTTCGACGAGTTCCACCATCACACCATCATCGGAACTCATCGATGCTCGTATCCATGGTCGTCTACACGTGAACTCTAACCTGACCATAGATACGGATACGTTGCACGTGGATGCTATCCGTGATCGCGTCGGTATCAACACACTGAATCCCCAGACAGACCTTGATGTTGTGGGGAGTGCACATGTACACTCCGATTTTAATGTTGATACAGACACCCTATTTGTTGACGCCTCGACGGATAGAGTTGGTATCAATACACTGACCCCCTCTACAGACTTTCACGTCGAAGGTGAAACGTACGTGTCTGGTAATGTCACCGTAGACACGGATACCTTCCATGTGGACACAGTGAATGATCGTGTGGGCATCAATACACTGTCACCAACGACAGACTTTCACGTTGAAGGTGACACCTACGTGTCCGGGAACGTCGATGTCCAAACAAATCTAAATGTTCTCACAGATGCCATCGTTACTGGAAACGTTGATGTCCAAACGGACCTTAACGTCATCGGAAACGTCTATGCAACCTCTAATATTGTCACAACTGGTAACGTTGACGTTCAAACGAACCTGAATGTCGCGACGGATGCCATCGTTACTGGGAACGTCGATGTTCAATCCGAACTCAATGTCACCGGCAACGCGTTCGTATCTTCCAATGCCGTCGTCACCGGGAATGTTGATGTCCAATCTGAACTCAATGTCATTGGGAATGCTGAAATTCAAACAGATCTCACTGTCGTTGGGAACGCCTATATGTCTTCGAACGCTATCGTCACAGGTAATGTGGATGTCCAAACAGATCTCAATGTCGTGGGTAATGCCTATGTGTCTTCAAATGCTATCGTCACTGGCAACGTTGACGTTCAAACAGATCTCAATGTTGTGGGCAATGCCTATCTAACTTCTAATGCCATTATCACTGGGAATGCCGACGTTCAGACGGATCTTAACGTCGTGGGTAATGCCTATTTAACTTCAAATGCCATTGTGTCTGGAAATGTTGATGTCCAAACGAACCTAAACGTTGCGACAGATGCTATCGTCACTGGGAACGTCGATGTTCAGACAGACCTCAATGTTGTGGGTAATACCTATTTATCTTCTAATGCCATTGTCACCGGGAACGTCGATGTTCAAACGAACCTGAACGTCGCGACGGATGCCATCGTCACCGGGAACGTCGATGTTCAAACAGACCTCAATGTCGTAGGTAATGCCTATATAACTTCTAATGCCGTTGTTACTGGGAACGTCGATGTTCAAACGAACCTGAACGTCGCGACAGATGCCATCGTTACTGGGAACGTCGATGTTCAAACGGACCTTAACATCATC